TGAGCTTGTGATCCATCTCTAAAAGTGTGGATCTTAGCTTCAACATCACTTGACTGAGAAACAAGAAGTAAGTTGTTAGAGGTGTTAATAATATTTTCTAAAACTACTGCAGTATTGTTTGCAAAAGAGTTTTTAACTCTTACAACATGAGCCTGATCCAATACAGTAGGATTAACACCATCTACAATAGATCCGTTTTTAAAGACATGAGAACCAAACCGATTGATTTGCTTCTGAATTATAGTTTGAAGCTGAGTAAGCTCACGAGCCTGTACCGCAGTTCCTGGCTTAAAGAGAATCCTATAGAACTTTTTGTTTTCTATAAAATCATCAAAGTAAGGAGATCTATTGAGATTGGTATTGATATCAGTCATCTTAAACCTTAACTACGATTTTGAATTCTACATTGCTCGTATCTGTTTTAGATACCTTCAATACATTATTTATGTAGAGAACATGACCATATAACCCGTCGACGTAAGAATTAGATACCTCTGCTGTAACAACATTTGCAGTGGCCTCAGACACATTACCTTTTACAGTAATACCAGAAGGGAATTTTGTTCCTACAATTGCCAATGTATTGGACGATTGGTTGACTAGAGTTCCAAAGTACTCTTTATCTAAAGAAGTAATTACTTCTCCGTTACTGAATAGATCTTGCTGATCTACTGTTAATCTAATAATATTGTTAAATGTATTAGCTTTGTACACTTTTCTGAACTGAGAGTTTAAATGAAGTCCAGCAAAAGGATTCCTACCATACATCACAGTATTTGAGGTTACATTTAAAACGTCTACAGACTCGTCAAAGTCATCACCTTCTATAACAATTGTATCAAAAGGAACCTGAGTGTTTGTTAGGTTCTTGTTAAACTCGTTAAACACATTTACAATTGTATCAGCCTTGGTTGTATTGGAAGCAGCAGTGTTAGACAGAACTGCTGTGTTGACAGCACTAACGGTAAGTCCTGCGACAGTGTCTAAACTTGGATTATTAAAAACAGTCTGAAACTCTGTTCCGCTTCCAGTAATAATATTTTGTCCAGGTGTTGTAGAAACAGTACCAGTAAACGCAACGTTGGCCGGTGAAGGATTAGCTATAATACCTATAGACCTAAATCCATTTTGAAGGTTGGACGTGATAGTATTAGACTCATTACCTTCTACTGTAACAGAATACATAACCTTATCAGAACCTAACTCCTCGAATGGATCGTGGCCATGTCCCTTGTACGGAGGGATTACTGCAATGGCACTAGCACCGGTTCCAGTATTAGCGTCGATAATCACATTAGCAAAAGAATAAGAATCACCCACACTCTTAACATTAATTGCTGATATAGTTTTAGTGGAAGGGTTAACAACAGCTATGGCTGATGCATTTCCTCCATCGCCAAGAACCCTTACTCTCGGAGAAATCTCATACTTTGTAGAACTGGTAAACGAATGTGTACCATCAATCTTAATTTTTTGAGATGTGTTCTCGTAGTTAGATACAGTAAACAAACTACCGTTAGCTTTAGCGCCCGGTTCAAACAAAAGAATAGAAGTGTTGTTAAAAAACTTGTTTTCAGGAACAAATGCAAGACCATTAGCAAAGCTAAGAGATTTGCTTTCTATTACAAATTCTGACGATGATACTGTTGATTGAACTATGCCGTTAACAGTTTCGATATAGTTGTTACCACCGCTCTTAAGAAAATATCTTTCAATTCCTCTATTAGATGAATCAATTACTGAGGAGTTAGCTACTACAGGAATATAATTATCTGTTATAAACTTGGAACCAGAAGGAACAGTGTACATGTACTTCCACTTGTATCCATCAGATTCTTCACGTGATGCTGAGTCTGTGTGAGAAGGCTCTACTGTGGACTCTCCACCAGAATTGTTATCGATGCATTTGTATACATTACCAGAGGAAGAGTAAACGTAGAATGATTTCTCTACATCACTATCACTTACTGTAAACAAAGTATTGGATCTGTCAAAGAATGCTTGATAGATTGTATTAGAGGCCCAGTTATATCTGGTGATTACTGGAGCAACATCTCCGGGTTTGATCTTCTTGCCAAACACCATCTCTTTAATAGGATTGTGAATAGAGGTATAGTAGTTCTCATTGTTAGCAGACTCAATAACATTTTCATCTAAGTTATCATGAGTCTTTGTAATAAAGATGTACACGTTCTGAGTGTATGTAGACAGCTCAGTAATCATTCCTAAGTTTCGTGATAACGATCTAGTAGTAAGTCCCATATTTTCTAAACGCCACTCGCTGTGACGGTCTCCTCTAAAAGTTTAAGCGAGCTCGAGGCATCGTCTTTAACAAGGTTTTTAGTAAAGAATTTTCTTCCCGACATATGTATCAAATTATCAACAACTTCTACATACTTTTCACTGTCAATTCCTGAACCAATTTCGTAAGAAAACTCCTGCCAGAAATTGCTGTCTTGAATTTTTATTTTTGTACTAGGTTCAGAATTAAATGATACGTGTTGACCTTCAATTACGGATTGACCGCCTTTTACAACTCGAACAATAATATCTCTGGTTACGAAGAATCCTGATCCTCCGTTATCAACGCTAATGCTGACAACAGATCCACCTACAATCGTTGGAGTAAGAACTGCACCAGAGCCTGTTCCTCCACTGACTGTAATAGAAGGAGTAGAAGTATAACCAGACCCACCGTTAGTAACGATAACAGATGTGATCTCACCACCAGATATAATTGGAATGGCTGTAGCACCTGATCCATTACCTCCTGTGATATTAAGATCTGGAGTAAGATCCTCTGATCTCATAGTCAGTTCTTCTCCAGGGATATATCCAAACCCAGAACTTAAAATTTGAAGATTTCTAACCGAGTTTAATCCAGTAGCAAGATCAAAAATGAAGCTAGCATTCTTACCAGCATCTACATCGGTAAAGGTTACTCCAGTTTTTACTGATCTCTTTAAAGGATCATTTAATTCACTGTAGTTAGTATTAGAAGTTAGATATCCTATTCTACCTTTGTAGTTGCTCTGAGAAGATATCTCGCCTGGAAGAATCTTATCGTCCAAGAATATTGTTGTACTATTTACAAAGTTGTTTACAACTCTTACAGTTGATTCCCCTGTACTATCGACAAACTTAATATAATTTACAAATCCTCTTCCGTAGTCATTGTTAGCTAAATCAAACGTAGCATTTTGCTGAATAGTAAGGAGTGTGTTGCTTTGTATAGACTTGATATTAAAATAAGTTGGCTCACCATTGTTATCTAAAACTTTAAGAACATCAAATGGTCTAAAGTCCGTTTGGAAGTTGGTGTTGGTTCCAATAATTTTATTATTTTGTAGTGTTACTGTAACATTTCCAGACAGAGTGTTCGCAACGTGAAGTAAGGATGTAGCAAATACACCATCGGAAGATGTTACTTTAGTATTGGCTATAGTAAATGTACCAGACTGATTTGCTCCAAACGTAACATCCTTAACAGCAACAAAAGGTCTAAAGATGTAATCTCTAGGCTGCTCGTTTACTTGAAGATAATCAATAGATCCAAAAGTTCTATCTCTAAAAGTAAGAATATCGGCTATACCAGAAACATTGTAAGAGTTCAAAACATTTGAACTGTCTAATACTACTCCGTTGATAGTAGTATTACCAATAACTTCCGAAGCAACACTTTGAATTAAATCGCCATTTATTGTATGAGTTGAATAAGTGTCTTTGGTTACTACACTAAATTTACCTCTGGTCATAGAGTCCACCTCTTCAGGCGCTCTAGTGACTATGACTTCTGATTTGTCAGAGTAGCCGTAACCAGAGATAGCATCAATAGAGAATGTACCTCTCTTAGTAGATGTCTCTAAAACTGAACCTTTTAGTTCAACTCCATCTGGTAAGGGCAGAGCAGTAAATTCTGTTCCTAGTGGAATGTCTTGAGATCCAAATTCTACTAAGATGTCGTTTACAGGACCAATTACTTTTGGAGCAAGGGCAACAGTTAGTCTATCAGCACCTCTGTTAGTAAGTTTGTCTCCAGTAACAAAACTACCACTTACATTTTCAAGATCTAGATATACAAATTCTTTCTGGCCCACACATTTCTTAAATGCATCTTTTACAATCGCAGATGATCCGGATCTCGATCCTACTATTTCTTGACCTTCAAAATTAACTAAGTCTTGGAACGTATTATTGTCTCCAATCTCTACTTCAACAATATTAGGTCTTCTGAAAATAGAGTCCGATGGTCGGAAAAGGAACTGGCCAGGAGTTAATATTTCAGGATCATCGTTAAACGCAAGTCTAAAGAATAACTTAATTCCTCTTTCTGTACCTTTAGATCTATAAAGATCTTTAATGTGCTTGATAATGAATCTTAAGTCACCAGTAATAACAGCAGGCAACTCTTTAATAAATCTACCAGATCCAAAAGTATACTTATTGTTAAATCTTATGAGATTAGTATTAGATGTTGTATCAATGTCACCTTGTAATTGGAGATCTCTTAATTTGTATCCAGTGTTAGCAGAAAAATGATTATAGTAGGTATCAACAAAGTCTACAATACCCTCACCCTCATCCAAGAAGAAGTCAGGGAACTGAGACTTTACAAAATGTTTTGTAGATTTTTCACTTTTTGTAAATCTACTAGTCATCCGTAGTTTGTCCTGTTACGCTTACTGTTAGGTTAAGAGATTGAATTTGAATAATCTGATCTTTCTCTACTAAAATGTCTGGCAGCGCGCTGTTGGTAAAGATTTGTACTCTATCCCCAAGCGCTGCTCGAGCTCTGCTAAAGTATCCGTCTACTTTAAATTTGTTAAGGGTAACAATTCCAGTCTCATAGTTAATAGATCCTGCATTGAAATCCAATACTTCCTTAGCGCCTCTGGTAGAAGATGAAACTCTAATAGTACCATTCGCATCTTCTAAAAATGCTTCAAAGTTTACTCCATTTATTGTTACAGTAAACAGTGTCGAAGTTAACGATCCCTTTACAACTTCATTACTAAAGTCAAGATTAAAGTCATTGGTAGCTCCAGTTACAGGAGCAATTTCTTTTACCATTCTAACCTTAGTGTTGTTGGACAGAATACTTTCATCAGCTCCATCAATTGTAGAAAGAAGCTTACTGTATCTAAAGTCCTTATCAAACTCTGAAAGATTATTAGTACCAAACTCTAAAATCTTATTAGTAACCTCAGTCTTAATTTCATCAAGGCTTCTAGTAGTTTGAGTAGAATTATATCTTACATCAGAAGAAATGTCCAATACAATAAACTTAGGATCGGCTGTAATTACTTCTGTGCTGATTGAAGCCTTAGTTTTTAGAAAGTCTACAATTGAGTCTTTTAATGACTGACTAGCCACCGTAGAATTGAAAGGCTTAGGAATTACAACTACCTTACCAAATCTTGGAGGATCTAAATTTTCTCCGCCAACAACATTCAACGTTTGAATTGTAGGAAACTTATTCTTAATCAGAGACTTGTAATCTTCAACCGTAACAGCTCTATCTTGAGTAGAGAAAACTCTAGGAGCATTGAATCTAATTGAGTCTATAGATTCCCTTTCTGCTCCCAAGGAAGAATTAGCTACTGTAGTGGTTGTAATCGTTACATCCGTGGATGTAAACGTCTTAGCATTGTTACCTTCTTCCCCCAAAGTATCTCTGTATCTAACTCTTACAATGTTTCCTACAGAAAGTCTTTTACCTGTAACATCATTACCAAATTCGATTTCATACTTGTCTGTACCAAACCCTTGTACAAAAAATACTGGGGAGGTAGGTGTGAGCTCAAACAAGTTTTCAGCTCGTTGATAAATCGTGTTGGAAAGGTCTGTGGTACTGTTCTGTACAACTACATCTAAACTGTCGATGTCTACGTTTGCAGAGGCGATTACAAGTTTGGTATTCGAAGATGTAACATCGAAGAATTCAGTTACCACATCACCTTCAAATATAGAAACGTTGTTTGCTATAAATGTTCCAGTTCCATCATTTACTGCAGTTACATCTTTGTCAGTAGAAAATGTCAGAGTGTTTGCTCCGAGCGTTGTCGTGAATGTGGTAAATTTGTTGATGGTTTTTGTACCATCAGTTACGTTACCTGTCGAAGAAAGATTTACTCTAGCTCTTGAAGAGTTTCTTGATCTAGGAAGAAAGTTTAATTCCTTAGCATGAGATACAACTGACTCTTTAAGTTGAGCTGTATCTAAGAAAGATTCTGTACCGACTTGATTGAGATAGAAAGCATTAATGAAGGTATTATATGTAAGAAGGTCAATAACCGTGGCCATGTTAGACCCTTCAAAATCATAGTCTTTAAACTGATTTTGAGTTCTAAGAAATTTTACAAAATCATC